ATGTACTCAAGTGGCGGGGGTGCTCCCTCGGGGCCGAGGTATGTCCCTGGAAAAGCTAACGCATCTGCTGGTAGTGACTCGCAGACACAGACGATCCCTGCTTCGCAGTGGATGACTCAGTTCTACTCTACGATTGCCAACGACCCGAAGGCACTCCAGCAGTTTGGAACTGAAGCCCAGCTTGCTGGGCTGGTAGGAGCTAATGCCAACATCCCGCAGTTGTACTCCGCTTGGCAGAAACTGATTGTCGAGGCGTACAACTACAACATCAGTGGTCAGCAGTTGACGCCCTGGGATGTGCTGGCCAACTCCATTCCTGGAGTTGCCGCCGGTACGTACAAGAACAACAACGGATTCTCGTATGTAACTGGTATGACCTCTGCTCAGGCACAGCAGATTGCAGCCAAGGCTGCGGCTACTGCCACCAACAAGCAGACCACATCGTCTCAGATCGATATCAACTACACCGACCCTGACACTGCTCGGTACGTCCTCAACCAGGCTTCCCAGCAGTTGCTCGGCCGACAGGCCACCAATGCCGAGGTCTCCTCGTTCACAAAGAACCTCAACTCGGCCGAGGCGAACTTCCCGAAGATGACTCAGGACATCAAGTCCACGCAGGGAACTACTCTCGCCACTACGTCTCCCACAGGTACTTCGGACCTCGGCAACAACGGGCAGACTGTGGTGGGATACGACTCTGCTGGCAACCCCATCTTCGGCCCGGCTACGTCCGATACTACGAGTACCAACTCAACGGGCAACACCACCGATACGGTGGTGTCTCTAGGTGAACAGGACTACACTCGGTATGGCCGTGAGCAAATGGCTGAGGACGCCGCTAAGGCTGCTCCAGACTACGGTGCATACCAGGCAGCAGGGCCGCTCTTCCAGGCCTTCCTAGGCACCCTCAAGAGCGCTGTGAGCGGTGTTGGGAGTAACCAGTAATGGCAGAGGAAGAGAATGTTCCGAAGGAAGTACCTGAGCCTACCGAAGAGACTGCACTCAATGTTGATCCGGAGCAGCAGCGACTAGCTGCTGTCCAGCAGCACCAGATGCAGCAGTTCGCCAAGTCGGACTGGACTCCTCAGCGAGAGATCCATGGTGCTCACATCCTTGCGGATGCCACTGCCCAGATCGGACAGCCCCACTCGTGGGGAGGCAACCAGCCTGGTGGCTTTGACAGCCAGGGTCTGGTGAAGTACGCCTACCAGAACAATGGCATCCCGATGAGCCATTTGATCCACAACCAGATGCAGCACGGCTCTCCCGTAGAACCGGGTCAGCTTCAGCCGGGTGACATTGTGTTCGTGGCCACTGCCAATCCACAGGTTCCGGATCGTACTGGGGTCTACGCGGGAAGCGGTGTCATGGTCCACTCAGCCCCAGGGGCTGGTGTGGTTGCCAGTAGGATCTCGCATGTCGGCAGGATTGTGGGAACCACTCACCTGGATTCTGTGGTCCGGCACAACACTCCAAAGCCTCAGCCAGTGCCCAAGGGCATGTATGAGACTGATGACGTCATGCCACACAATAGGCTCTCTCCGGCCCTGAAGGAGACCATTAACAACGTAGCGGGGGTGCACTGATGGCTATCGACCTGAACCAGCCGTACTCTCCTACCAACAACGGTCAGCCTGTCATCAATCCTCAGCAGTTGGCAGAGCAGTATGGATGGGCATACAGCTTCCTCACCTCTATGCCAGAGCTGAACACCTTGTTCCAACAGGCGGTTGCTCAGTCCTGGGACGCTACTAAGTTCCAGGCTGAGCTTCAGGCCACTCCGTGGTATCAGAAGACCTCAGCCTCTGCCAGGGCTGCACAGGTGCAGAAGGTCATTGACCCTGCCACCTACTCTCAGCAGGTGGCTGCTGAGAAGGCTACGATTCTGGAGAAGGCTGCTGCTGAAGGTGCTGCCATCTCTGGCGCCTTGGCCAACACCATCGCCACTCAGCAGATCACCTATGGGTGGGATGACACTCAGGTGCAACAGGCTCTGTCCCAGTACATCAAGCTGAATGCCAGCGGTTCCTTCGGAGGATCAGCAGGACAGAACGCCATGGCCCTCAGTGAGATGGCCTATAATAACGGTGTCTCTCTGCCTCCGACTACCATGCAGAACCTCTTGCAGAAGGTAGCGGCTAACAAGACGTCCATGGAGGACGTCCAGGGATTCATCCGGCAGATGGCTGCAAGCAAGTTCCCGGGTATGACTAAGCAGATTGCTGCTGGTGAGGATGTGTCCTCCTTGGCGCAGCCGTACTTGAGCAACATGCATAACATCCTGGAGACTGGTCCCGCTACTGCTAACCTGGACAACCCTCTGATCCAGCGAGCCCTCAATGGGCTCGACTCCTCTGGCCAGCCTACTGGTATGGGGCTGGCTGACTTCCAGAACCTCCTTCGAGCACAGCCACAGTGGAGACAGACCCAGAATGGTCAGGATTCCGTAATGGCTACTGCTCGTTCCGTCCTCCAGAGTTTCGGATTTAGCTGATGGCATGGTCTATCTTCTCAGACGGTGGCGGCAGTGGTGCTGCACGCACCTGGGCTGTTGAGCTACTCCAGGCGCTCGGTGCTCCCGTCAACTCATCTAACATAACTTTCATCTATCAGTGGGAAGCCTCCGAAGGAGGCGGTGGTGAGTACAATCCGCTGAACCAGGGAGATGTTCCTGGCAACAGCTCACTCACCAGTAGTGGCAGTCAGTACGGTGGTGGTGCTGCAAACTATGTGTCTTGGAACGCGGGTATCCAGGGTGCGGTGGACTACCTCCACATGTCCAACTACAAGGACGTGCTTGCCGGTCTGATGGCAGGCAACGGTGTGCAGGCCATGAAAGCCCTATGGGCTTCTCCGTGGGCATCTAGCCACTACGGGAATGGTGCCAGCTGGTCTAACGACTCCCCGCCTGCCACGGGCAGTGCCCTGCAAGGGCAGTCTGGGCAGGTTACTCCGTATGACCCCACGTACAATGTAACCCCGGCAGTCAGTCCGCAGGAACTGGCACAGCAGTACGGCTATGCCTATTCTATGCTCCAGGCTGTTCCGGAACTGAACAAGCTATTCCAGCAGGCCGTATCCGGCCAATGGGATGCTACTCGGTTCCAAGCTGCACTGATGGCCACGAAGTGGTATCAGGATCACAGCTCCGCCCAAAGGGCGTGGATTGCTGAGGGCTACACTGATCCGTCTACGCAGCAAGCACAGCTCAACGCACAGATGTCCTCTGTCAAGGCTGCTGCCTCCGCACTGGGTGCGGTGCTCCCTCCCTCTATTCTCAAGCAGCTGGCTTCTCAGTACTTGATGAATGGGTGGAACTCAGACCAGCTTCAGCAGGCTCTCTCTGGCTATATTCAGTACGACACGAATGGTGCCCTTGGTGGTACCTCTGGTCAGAACGAGATGACTCTTCGAGGCCTTGCGGCCGAGAACGGTGTGTCCCTCTCTAACAACTGGCTGCTGAGTACTGCCCGTGGCATCGGAGATGACACCACCTCGCTGCAAGATGCCGAGGGTTACATCCGCAAGCAGGCAGAGCAGTTGTTCCCCCAGTACTCCAAGCAGCTCATGGCCGGGCAGAACATGATTGACCTGGCTTCGCCCTACATTCAGGACTACCAGAAGATCCTGGAAGTGGGTCCGAACCAGACCAACCTTATGGACCCGACGCTGGTCAAGGCCTTGCAGTACAAGGACCCGACAGGGGCGAACAACTCCATGCCACTGTGGCAGTTTGACCAGTCTCTCCGCAACGACCCTAGGTGGACGAAGACACAGAATGCACAGGATTCCATCATGGGTACAGCACACTCAATTCTTCAGGATTTCGGATTTAGCATCTAAGGAGGTGTAGAATGGCTACGAAGAACACGCCCAGCCCGAAGCCGGGTGCAGGTGGGCAGACTACGATTAAGCCCCCGGTAGCCAAGCCTACACCTCCGGTGCACACGCCGGAACAGGGTGGCACTCCTCCTAGGAACCCGGCGGCGGGTGCTGGTCTGATCCCGCCCGCTGCCACTCCGACTCCTGTATCTCCGCTGACCAACATGATTAACTCCCTGTCCGGGACTAATCGTGATGCATTCGTTGCACTGGAGACGCTGTTCACCCAGTATGGCCTGGGCTCACTGGTGAACGACATCTACAACTTCGTGAAGTCTGGCTACAGCCAGGACACTATCACCCTACTTCTCCAGCAGACTCCTGCCTATCAGCAGCGGTTCGCTGGGAATGCCATCCGGCAGAAGAATGGTCTGGCCGTGTTGTCTCCGGCCGACTATCTGGCCACAGAGGCCAGTTACCACCAGATTGTGCAGGCCGCTGGCCTGCCTGCCAGCTTCTATGACCAACCCTCAGACTGGACGCAGTGGATCGGTAACGACGTCTCACCCACTGAAGTACAGTCCCGTGTGCAGATGGCCCAGACGGCCACTGAGCAGGCTCCTCAGGACCTCGTGCAGGCACTCGGACAGATGGGTGTTCCGCAGTCCTCACTCGTGGCGTACTTCCTGGACGACACCAAGGCCCTGCCTCTGCTCCAGCAGCAGTTCAATGCTGCGCAGATTGGTGCCTCTGCCCTGCGTAACAACCTAGTGATGGACCCTGCAAGGGCTACGATGATGGCTAATATGGGCATCTCTGTGGACCAGGCCAACACTGCCTACCAGCAGATTGGTGAGACTCTTCCCACTCTCGAAGAGCTCGGTCGGGTCTACAACCAGAACTACACGCAGCAGACGGCTGAGGATGCCGCACTGTTGGGTAGCGGCGCTGCTCAGCTCCAGACTCAGAAGCTGGGTGCTCAGGAGCAGGCCTCATTCAGCGGCAACATCAACGCTGCTGCTGCACAGGGTGGTCTCACGCAGAATGCTTCCGCCGCAGGGCGGTACTAAGACTCTCTCAGGATAATCCGGCACCTGAGATGTATGAAGTCCGGTTTTCATTCACTGACAACCCCGGTCAGTGGGTCGTATTTTAAGGGAGATGCAATGAGCAACGACTGGGATGAGATGAACGACGAGAACCCCGCCGAGGTTGAAACCACCGAGGGGCTTGCGAATCTTCGAAAGGCTTACGACCGTAAGGCTAAGCAGGAGAAGGAACTTCGTGAGCAGCTTGCTGCACTTCAGGCTCGGGAGCGAGAGCGGACTCTGAGTGAGACTCTCCGGTCAAAGGGTGTGAACGAGAAGCTGGCTAAGCTTTACCCGGCTGACCGTGAGTACACCCAGGAGAAGGTGGATGAGTGGCTGACTGAGTATGCGGACGCCTTTGGCCAGGCGCCCCGTAGGCAGGAAGATGCTGTTCCGCAGGTCTCCCCGGAACTGCGTAATATCTACGACCAGTTCCAGACGCCCGGGATGAATACGCCGTCACAGGACGAACTGTCTGCTATCCGGAACTACCAGTTTGGCGATCCCGCCAACAGTGAGGCTGAGATGCAGAAGTTCATGGCTTGGATGCGGAGTAACCCCACGGCTATTCAGAACCCGAGCATGTGATGCTCATATGACTCTCTAACGCACGAAGGAGCTGAAC